GTTGAGAAAGTTGAGAAAAGAGGTCTTGATGTTGATTTATACAGAAAGCGTGTAGAGATTGAGATGGAATTGATAGAGAGCGCAGAGATTGTTGATTATTTCTTAATACTTTGGGATATAATAAATTGGTGTGGTCAGAATGATATTATGGTTGGAACAGGTCGTGGTTCTGCTGCTGGTTCTTTGGTTTGTCATTTGTTATTTATCACAAATGTTGACCCAATAGAATATGATTTGCTTTTTGAGAGGTTCTTGAATGCAACAAGGGTGTTGCCTATACAATATGTTAATTTGCAATTAGCTAATGGTTCAACTAAGCAAATACAATACGGCACAAAGGTTAAGACAAAAAGAGGTGAAGTTTTGGTTGAGGAACTCACAGAAGACGATGACATTGACTTAGATTAACAGTTATCAATTCTTTATGTATATATACAAGACAACATGCTTAGTCAATGGGAAGATTTATATTGGTCAACATAAGCATCCATTTGATAAATCAAATAAATACATAGGAAGTGGTACACTGTTAAGAAAAGCCATAAAGAAACACGGTTTGCATAATTTCGTCAAGGAATTGTTGAGAGAATGCAAGACTCAGAAAGAATTAGATGCATTTGAGATGGTTTATATAAAGAAATACAAATCTTGTAATATTGAAATAGGATATAATTTGCTTGAAGGTACTGCTAATTGTTTTGGTCAGGGAACACCAATAGAAAATCCAAGAATTAGGGAGTATATGCTCCCAAGGATGAGAGAAGCAATGAGCAAACCAGAAATTAGAAATAAGCTAAGAACCATAATCAATGAAAGATATGAGAATAATCCTGAATACAAGGAGAATTTATCAATCTTAGGCAGGGAGTTGATTGGAGATAAGAATCCAAACTATGGAAACAATTGGAGTGAAGAACAAAAGACGCATTTATCAAAGAAATTTTCAGATGGAAGTCGAAAAGGCAACAAGAATGCCAACTTCGGAAATAAGTGGAATGAAGAAATGAAGTTAAAGTTAAGCAAGAAACTATTAGAGTCCGATTTGAATAAGGGAGAAAACAATGGAATGTATGGGAAGGTCAGGATAACAAACGGAGTCACAAATACAGCAATAAGAATTGGGGAACCAATACCAGAAGGTTGGAGATTAGGTATGACAAGAAAGAAAACAATATTAAATGAAAATTAAAAAAATCAGAACTGAACTCGGGCTTAGCCAGTCCGAGTTTTCAGAAAAAACAGGGGTAAATTTAAAGACCCTGCAATTTTGGGAGCAGGGCAGAAGAAAACCAGGAACAAAAAATTTAATGCTGATTAGTAAAGCGTTAAATTTAAAGCTTGAGGAACTAATATAAAAATTTTTAAAAAGACTGCTCAGGCGGTCTTTTTTATTTGACAAAACGCAAAAGATATAGTATAATAATATTAGATTAATAATTATCCAAAAGATTAATCTCCTTTTAAAATAGCTATACAGCATTGATGCAATCTGCACATGATGCAGTAATCATCTAAGAGCACACCAAATGCGAGATTTGGGTATAGCTTTTATTCATTATATACCTCCTATTCTGTTTAGCCCTCAGCTTTTTAACTAAAGTTGAGGGTATTTTTTTGTATATTTTTAAAGTAAAAACTTTTAAAAATCTATTGACAGCATACATATAGTGATGTATAATAAGTATATGATAATTAGTAAATTATCAACGACAAATAAATAAAAATATATAGGAGGTTTTCAATATGAAAACAATAGAGAAATTTGACGGTTTTAAATTCCGTCAAGCAAAAGCACAGACACCAGTACCAAATTTCCGTGGTGAGGACTGGGAACTTGAAAAAGAAAGCATCTTAAAAGATGCCGAAACATCTTTAGAAAGGATGTGGGTACATATTTGGTCTAAGTTAGCTAAAAAGCTAGCTTAAGTAATACCAATTAATAAATTAAAAGGAGATGATAGTATAAAAGATATGATTTTAGTTATCAGCTTGATTTTATTATCAAGTGATAACACAATTGCAAAGATAATAGCAGTTTTGGGATTATATTATTATTTTAGGAGGAGTAAAAATGCAAGAGACTTGTAAAGGCCCAAAGTCAATACAAGATTGCTTAAATTGCACTTTGAGCGAGTGCAAAAGCAACAAACCAGGTTTATTTGACTTTGAAAAAAAAGTCAAATATCATATCCCAAAAACATCATATACAATAGCTATGGCTATTGATATGGCGAGAGCAGGGAAAAGTAGCACATGGAATTTTAGATAATTTTAAAAGGAGATTAATTATGGAGTTAATGAATTTAATAACTAAAGAAATCGAAAGAAGAAAATCTTTTGATAATGATTTAAAAAAAATGGGTGCAACGATAACTGCAGTAAACTGTGTATTGTTAAACAAAGAAAATTACTATAATTTGATGCTATGTAAAGATGCTACTGTTGTAAATTTTACACAAAATGAAGTGCAAGATTTACAAGTAGTAAATTACAAAGGCACAGAATATTTTGTCGGAAAGGAGTTTGAGAAAAGATGAAACTCCATGAATTAAATGAAGAAATAGAAGAGATACTGCAAATGATGAACGATGCTATCGAAGATGGAGACGAGGATACATTAACTGCATGCAGAGATACACTCGAGGGCATGCAAATAGATGTTGATATGTGTGTAGCCGCATATGTTGAGTCAATAAAACGTAATCAAGTGTTTAGCGATGCTTTAAAAGCGGAAATTGACACTTTAAAAAAAAGAAATGAGGTGAGCGACAACAAAGTCAATAGACAAAAAGAATTTTTGAAAGCTTTTATGCAAAAAGTTGACAAAAAGAAAGTCGAAACGTCAACGTGTGCTGTAAGCTTAAGAAACAACGCTGAAAAATTGGTAGTAGAAGATGAGAAACAATTAATTGTGTTTTTAAAACACAACGCTAAATGGTGTGTTAAAACAAAAGAAACAATTGATTTAAACTCAGTAAAAAACCTTATGTTTAGTGTTCCTTTTACAAAAAAAGAAAAAACACAAAGCTTAATAATAAAATAAAAGGTGGTATATATGGAAAATTTAAAATATTACAATATGGGGCGTCAAGTCCCACAGGAGGCAAAAAAAAGCATAGGCGGTGGAAGATTAAAAGGTATGACAGACATCAATCCTATGTGGCGTATAAAAAAACTAACTGAGATGTTTGGTGTTTGCGGTATAGGATGGAAATACGAAATTACAAAGGAGTGGATTGAGAAAAACGGAGATGAACAGGCCGCATTTATTATGATAAATTTATATATCAAAGATGAGGATAAATGGTCAGATGCAATCCCTGGAATTGGCGGCAGCATGTTTGTTACCAAAGAAAAAAACGGTCTTTATACTAGCGATGAATGTTTTAAAATGGCTTTAACAGATGCTTTATCTGTATCTTGTAAAGCGTTAGGAATAGCAGCGGATGTTTATTTTGACAAAGACAAAACTAAATACGATATAAAAGAAGAAGATGAAGCACCAAAAGAACACAAATGCGAAAAATGCGGCAAACCATTTGAGCCATGGACGGACACAAAAGGCAAAACATGGAGCCCAGGGCAAGTTGCACATTTCAGCAAAAATAAAAACAATGGTGTTGCGTTATGTTTTGATTGCTCTAAAGCAAAATAAACGTACTATATAGCACTAGCAAGCGTTTAATCGGCAAACTACACTATAAGTTTAAAAGTCGATTAAAATGCTTGCTAGTAGCTTTAAAATGAAAGGATTGATTTTATGAAAAAGAAAAAACTTACTGAAATTGATTTACTAATAATCATACAGTTGTTAGAATTATTAGTTTGGGTTTTATGGTTTAAGTTTAAATAAAATGGGGTGATTTTGTGAAAAAGAAAAGCAATGGAACGGAGTTATTACTAATAATTCCAGCGATATCTTTATTAGCAATGTGGATTTTGTACATGATATTTGAAAAATAAATTTAAGGAGTTTTAATATATATGATAAACAAAGCAATTTTAATGGGTCGTTTAGTAGCTGATCCGGAACTAAAACAAACTACAAGTAATATAGCTGTATGTAAATTTACAATCGCTATCAACAGACCCAAACAAAAGGATAAAGAGCAACAATCGGATTTTATTAATATAGTTGTTTGGCGAAATACAGCGGAATTTGTTAGCAAATATTTTACAAAAGGGAAAATGATTATTGTTGACGGTGCTTTAAGAAATAATAATTATACAGATGGTAATGGTGTAAAACATTATACGATAGAAGTGCATGCAGATAATGTATCGTTTGGTGGAGATAAAAAGTCAGATGATACAACAGAACAAAAACCAAAACAGCAACAGCAAGAGACAAAAGCAGACGTTCCTGATTTTGATTTGTCGGAATTTGAGGAGTTAGATGGAGATGTACCTTTTTGATTAATTCATCCCCGCTATGCGGGGGAAAGGAGTTATTAACATGGAATTTATTAATAAAACTAATTGGAGATTGCAAGTCATTAGCAAAAAGGAAAACGACTTAGCAGCAAAAAACGAAACAACAAAAGATTTAAATCAAGAGATTATTGATATAATCAACGACTTAGCAGAGTTGGGAAATAAGTCGATGCAACTAAAACAAAAGTTACAAGCAGCAAAGCAAGACTTGTATTATTTAGATAGACAAATAAGACTTGATAAAAAAGACTTAAAGTCTTTAGAAAATGAGGTGCAAAATGAAAATAAAATTTGCAAAATGTACAAGAAGACGATTAAACACTAAAAGTAAAGTAGTTAAAAAAAATGAAGAAAAAGAAAAAGCAAAAAGAAGTTGGGATTATAAACAAACGCTTTTTTTAAATAAAAGATGCAGATAAAAGGAGATGTGCAAAATGGATAGAATAAGAGTAATCGGCGGAATTTTAAACACTGAAGAAGAAAAAGCAGTTAATGACATAATCGACACATACACAGATGTTGACTATGCAGAAGCAATAATAAGCGGTGATTATATTGACATAAAAACATATCGTAAAGCACCATTTAAACGCATAAGACGTATAACTGGTTATTTAGTTGGAGATTTAAGCAGATTTAATAATGCAAAGTTGGCAGAAGTAAACGATAGAGTTAAACATAATTGATTTTAAATAAATGCACGGTGTAAAAACCGTGCAAGGAGGTTAAAAAAGTGGATGACAAAGAATTGGCAAAAATAAAAATGAAAGAATACAGGCGTAAAAATAGAGAGAAATTAAGTTTGAAAGATAAAGAACGCTATTTAAAAAGAAAAGACAAATTTAAGGAGTATTATAAAAAAAGAAAGGAAAGCGGAGAAACAAAAGCATATTATGAAGAGCACAAAGAAGCTTTAAAAGCTGGTGCTAAGTTTCACTATGAAGCAAACAAAGACAAATACAAAGAAAGATATCAGCAAAACAAAGATGAGTATAAAGAAAAGTCAAAAGCGTATTATCAAAAA